GGCAATAAGTTCAGACCGTGCTGATTGTAATGCTAATGGACTAAGTTTCGTCTGCATTTTTATCCTCCTTGATATCTACCGAATGAATATCTTTTGACCGTTCACCCGGTCTTGATTTGTCATTCTCAGATATTTCTTTTGTATTGATTATAAAATTCATTTTGCCTCCTTATAAAGTAAGGGCAGTCAAAATACCGTCCTTAAATGTCATTTTAAAGGCTCGCCATGTTGCAGCTCTACCATCATCGTGGTACGATTTCGCATAATAACCGCTAATGGTATCAGAGATTGCTCCGCCCTCGACTGACCAATCAACAAGTACTGCATTGCGTAATTTGTGATTGTGTAAATTCAAATCACAACCTGTATGTAGTTGGTTAGCTTCAAGCGAACCGATTTTTTGAGCGGCATATGTAAAAATAAGGGTATATGCAGAATCTGTTGATTTCATACGGTAGCACCAATCCATAAATGCCGAACCGTTTTCAAGGTTAAACGAAAGGTCACGCTTTGAAGTATCAGAAGCATAACAACCGGTACCTATGTAACCTACCTTAGTGCCTTTGTAGTAAAATTCTTGACCTGCTGAATTTAGCGACATTAGCTTTTTGCCGTTATTATCAAAAATATCATGTCCTGTTGATGACAAACTCATCAGCTTTCTATTCTGGGAATTGTACACATTTAGCTGTGCATTTTCAAATTTTATGTAATTTGAAATTTTGTTCCAAGCAATTTTGATGTCATCGGCAGACTGTTGGAGAAGAGTACCCCACCTGTCCGAACCGACAACCTTGTTGACTTCAAAAAATAATCCCTCGGCGGTCTGTGTAATCACCGAACTGTTGAGCGAACTTGCCCATGAATCGGACACATGAAGAACGGTTGTGTCTAAGTCCTGTTTAATCTCATTTACCTTGTTATGGTCGTGCAAAGTTTGTGCATCAAGAGCAGTAACCTTGTTTTGCAAGGTCTGCAATTTCCCTGTTATTTTGGCTGGCACGGTTGAAAGGGTGACCGTGTTGAGCGTTGCATCGGCAGGATACTCTTTAATCTCAACTATACGGTAGTTAATCCTTGTCTTGCGTTTTCGGTCAATCAGAGTAACCACATCATACAAATCAAAAGCAAGCACATCACCGTATGTGTCGGGCAATGTTTTTGCAAGGTCAATAACCTTAGCTGTGTAGGATTGCTCCGGCACAGAAAGCACGGCAAGTTTTGCTTTTGCATCGTCAAGCAAAGTTTGCTTGTTTGTATAGCGTTCGTCTCGCCATATAGCTGATATGACCTTGTCGGTATAGCTATGATTTTCAATGTAATTTTTGCCATTGTTTAGGCTGGCTATACTTAAATTATCTTTACCGTATGGATAAAGTCTTGTAACCAAACTTGTGGTACTGCCTTTGTAAGTCATATCGCTCAAATTAAGCTCATCGGTAAAGTAAGTGCCTGTCGGCTCGGTATTATTGTATGGCTTTATACAGTAAATAACCTTGTTAATCGTATCAAAGCGGTAGCGTGTATTGTACGCTGTCGAGTTTTGGCAGTAGTCAAGGATATCAAGCGTGGTAACATCAGTCAGCTCAAGTGTGCGGCGAGCGGCTACGAGGTCGGCATCAACAACAGTCCAACCTGTGCCTTTTAAAATCTCCGAGCATACGCTTGAAAAGCTAACGGTGCTCTTATTATAGGTCGGATAAACATTATAGTTGAGTCCCGTGAGGTCAAGCTCACAAGTAATGGTGCTTACCGTTTTACGCTCATTGATGCCGTTTATAAGGTAGCGCTGCCCGTCATACTCGACCGTACCATACAAAACAAAATACCTATATAATTCGTGGTCGGGTGATATATCAAACTGTAATGACATCAAACCGTCTTCCGAACGAGTACGGAAAAAGGTGCTGTCAATGTCACGATAAACCTTTATGTCATCGCCGTAAAATACCTTTAAAAACATCTTAAACACCTCCTAAACTAAATGTAAATCGGTGTGTAAGATACCGTTATGCTGACATCAGATGCAGACGATGTTATCTGATTTTTGCCCGGTTGCAGGACAGGGAAATCAATCAAATCACTGTCGCCAAACTTATTTTTGCCGTCTGCAGTAATTAATCCTGACACGCTGTCAATAACAATTTTTGTGCCGACTGCTATATTTTTGATAGTAACGCCCTGCAAAGTTACCTCAGATTTTGTGTTAGCATACTCAGCCGTAATTATAGGTAGTGTAGCCGTGTTGGAATTGCAAATCATATAGCTGTTTGCTTTTATAACCTCACTGATAGGCTTTGCGTGACGAACAGCATTAAATGTATATGTAACATCATGCTCACCACTGCTATCAAAAGTTGCGGCGGCAATACTGTTGACAATTGCCGTGTATATAAATCCATCAGGAAGAGCAATTTCAACTACTTTGCCAACAAGCAAGCCCTCAAATGCAGTTATATTTTCGGTTGCTATCGCAAGTCTGTCTGATACCGTCAAACCTTTTGCATTGTCACCAAGATAGTGGGGGTAAAAAGTCAAGGTCAAAGACAAAGTCCTTGTGCCGGGGACAGCCGAAAACAAGGTTGGTGCAGTCAAAATACTGCGAGAGGCAGAAAGGTTATTTGTAACGGTTGTACCACTAACCGAATAACTTTGTAAGCGAGCATTGTATGCAGAAACATCAACGCCGTTAATTGTCATTTCATTAAGCATTATCTACCCTCCCATGCAAGTTCTTCGGAAACATACGGAGTAAGGGCAACCGCTGTTTCTCTGCCGTCAATGTTGATTGAGGTGTGTATGTCACCGCTAAGTTTATACTTACGCTCGTTATCATCGCTCATCAGCTCGACATTGTGGTTGACATCAGCGGTAAATTTGGATCTAAGCATTGACTGTCCTGCAGACACAGCCGCCCTCATCTTGCTGACTAAACCGTCAGCTGAAACACCTGCCTGCATACGCTCGGTAAATGTGGATGCGACCGTGTCCGCCTGCTTATAAAGTTTGGGAGCTTCAGCATCAAGTCCATTTTCGCCGCCTTCGAGGGCGTAGGCAAAGATTTTTTTGAATACTTTTGACGGAGAGTGTTCGTCCAACATCCTGCGAACGGTGTTTATAAATCCCCCTGTGATTTCAACCGCCTTGAGATACAAGCTGTTCTTTTTTTCATCAAGTCCTTTAATTGCTCCTTCCATAGACTGAGAATAACTTTCCTTAGTATCCTTTGGCATATTTTTCATTGGTGTAAAGAAAGCATCAACAATTTCTTTGGAGTGTTCACCCGTTTTACCGGTATAGGTTTCATACAAACTTTCCAGTCCTAAAAATCCAGCCAGCTGCTTTTGATAATTATCATCATTCAGGATTTTGGTTTGTTGATTCCTTATTTCGCCTTGCTTTTTGGCGTGCCGAGTATTTTCATCAGTTATCTCTCGGTTTTTTGAATCAAGATATATTTTATATTTTTGAGCCGCAATTCTATTGTCCTTTTCTTCGGCGAGAAAATCATTTAAATCCCGGTTGTATTTGGCATCAATACTTTCAAGGTTATTTTTATGTGTTGTATTTTCGTCAGCTTCATCTTGATTTAATTTTTTCAAATCTTTGGTTGAATTCTGTAATACATTTGCTCGGTTATAGTAGCCCTTCTGAAGAATACTAATGGTATCACCGCAAACCTTATTAGCTTCATCGACAGCGGCTTTGTAATCCTTGTTGGCTTGTTCTCTTTGCTTGTTGTACCACTCTTCGGTATATTGTTTATCAGTGCCGATAAGTGCTCGTTTCTCGGCAAGCCAATTTGTCCTTTGTTCTTCGGCAGCTTTTATTGTATTATCCCTTGTTTGTTGAGCCGTAGCAGAATACTCTTGCGAATATTGTTCATACTCTTCAAGGCTCATATCGTGGTCAGCAACTAAATCCTTTGCCATATCTTTGGTTACATTTTGATACTGCTGTTGAACTTCTAATTGTTGATCCGCTAATTCTTTTTGCTTAGCAAAAAGATCGTCAAGTCTTTGAATTTCTTCATCGGTAAGTTCTGTACGCTTTTCTTTGGCAGTTCGTGCAATTTCCGTAATTTCTGTCTGCACGCTGTCCATTTTATCAGCAAGCTCTTGCTGTTTATCCTTTGACAAGATAATCGAATCGTTAAACCCATCAAGCACACCACTTGAACTGTTGACTCCGTCCATAAACTCACTAATCTTATCACCGATACCCTCATATGTTTCCGAGAGATTGTCATTTGCAGTTTTTAGCGATTCTTCAGCAGTTACAAGGTCATTTGTGCTTTGCGTTGCATCACCGTTGGCGGCAGAAAATGCAACAATACCGGCTGTCAGTGCTGTTATGCCCGTTAAGATAAGCACAGCAGGATTGAGTGACATTGCCAAGTTCCAAGCATACTGAGCGGCTGTGGCAAGTGTAATCTCACCTGTTAATGCACCGACTGCAATTTGTTTAAGGGTAATCGTGCCGAGTGATGCCGCCTCTGCAAGGCTTTCTGCCGTGACTGATGCGGCGTGCTCTTTCATAAGAGCTGTGATAGACGAGATGATTTCCCAAGCCTTCCACGCTGTTACTGCCGTTGCTACTATCGGCAACAATATGTTAAGATTGTCGGCTATCAAATCAACAGCTTTCGCAAGCGGTGGTATAACAACCTTTGCAATGTTAGTGATTGTTTTGCCAAGGTTAATCAATATGGTTTTGACGGTATTTATAGCCTTTTTAAGTCCGCCGTCCTCAAAGGACTTTTTAATAGTGTTGATAGCTTCCTTGACAGGTGCTTGCAACTCCTTGGGCAGGAGCTTAACTAAGTTTTTTGTTAAGGCATTTACAATACTTTTCGCCGCCGAAAGCAAATCGGGAGCACGGTCACTTATGCCTTTAACTAATGTTTTAACAATGTTTATAGCCGCCTTAACGAGTTTATCGGAGTTGTTTGCAATACCGTTGACAAACGCCTGTAAAAAGGACATAGCGGCATCAATCATCTTCGGAGCGGCTTCAACTGCTTTTGTTGCAAGCTCACCGAAAATAGAGCCTGCCTCTTCAATCATCTCTGATAATCCGCCTTCGGTAAATGCCTCGGTAAGTCTGCTTACATAGTTCTGAGCCTCTTTTGCGGCATCAGTAAGCGGCTCGGACATACTCTCGTAGATTTCGATGCCCAAGCCTTCAAGCCCTGATTTGAGAATCGTAATCTGTCCCTGCAGATTGTTCTGCATCGTATCAGCCATTTTTTGAGCTGAGCCGTCTGCATTATCAATGTTTTTAACAAGTGTATTAAAATCCTTATCACTCGCATTGATGATAGCAAGCATACCCGACATAGCCTCTTTACCGAAGAGAGTACTTGCGGCGGCTGTTTGTTCTGTTTCAGATAAACCGCTAAACTTTGTTCTAAGTTCTTTGATAACATCAATTAAAGGTAATGCTTCGCCGTTGGCATCGATCATGCTTATTTTGTACTCATCCATTACCTTTTGCATTTCTTTAGTCGGAGAAGCAAGGTTAGATAAAGCTGTTTTAAGGCTTGTGCCTGCCATACTGCCCTTAACACTTGCATTAGCCATAAGTCCAAGGGCAACAGATACATCTTCAACACTATAATTCATCGCACCTGCAAGAGGGGCTACATACTTAAAACTCTCACCGAGCATTGACACATTAGTATTTGCAGAGCTTGATGCTTTAGCAAGTACATCGGCAAAATGTGTGCTGTCAGATGCTTTTAAGCCAAATGCAGTAATTGCATCGGTAACAATATCTGAGGTTGTCGCAAGGTCAAGACCGTCTGCAGCGGCAAGTGACATAATTCCGTCAATACCATTGAGCATTGATGTTGTGTTCCAGCCTGCCATAGCCATATATTGTAAAGCCTCAGCAGATTCGGAGGCTGAGAACTTTGTCTTAGCACCCATCTCTTTAGCCTTGTCAGTAAGGCTCTGCAAGTCTTTACCGCTTGCACCGCTGATAGCCGAAACCTTAGACATTGCCGCCTCGAAAGATGAACCGACAGTTGCCGCTGCTGTTGCTCCTGCTCCAAGAGTTGTAGCTATACCGGCAAGAGTTGTCGTTATTGCGGACACACCTGTTTTTGCAAGACCTTTCAACTTGTCAATGCCCGTTTTAAAGCCACCGGTATCAATTTTTGTGTCAATTTTTATAGATCCGTCATACGCCAATATCCCACATCCTTTACTGTGAGGTCATCGGCATCCAATGGCTCTACTTGACCTGATTATTTTTTATCGTTTAGTACGATTTCAAATAGCTTTTTACAGTTACGCCCTTTACAGTATGTAAAAATGCCCTTACACCTTGACGATTTGTCAAAGTAATATAAGGGCATTTCGTAACCGCAAAAAGGGCATTTAATTTTTTGTTTGTTTTTCAATTTATCACCTACGATAAATCATATTGATTTTTACTTGTTAATTCAGCATCGTCAAAATTCATCTTCAAAATATCTTTATAGGATTTTTTGGTGAAAACAAATTCTGCATATCCGCAATTTTCGCCATTAAACTTATATGTATGTGTAAATTCAATGTAATCATCGAATTCTTCTTCAGTTTCTGACACCTTTGTGCCTTCGCCTCCGACAATGTCAACAACATCGGAATAGGTTTGTCCTGTATGAATTTCGTCAAACTCAGCCTTGCTTATGCCTGACGGGTCACTCCCACAGGCTGTGCAAGTCAATACTAACAATGCAATAGTTATAAAGGATAGAATCTTTTTCATAGCTGTACCACCTCAATAAATTTTATATACACATTATACAAAATCTATATAAGTTCGTCAACAGATTTTCCTGACAACAAAGCATCTTCGATAGCATTGTATTTTTCCTGCACCGACTGTGGCAGAGGCAGGGCATAGAGTTTTTTCATTCTCTGATAAAAATTGCGGTCTGCTGTTGACATTTTAGGGGTAATCGGCATACTGCGATACCCCAAGATTCTGACGAACATACAATCGGCGTTAAGGGATTGAAACAATGCTCTGAACTTCCACCAATGTAATTTCGCATCGTTGAGGTCAATGCCATATTGCTCCATAAATGCCGCATAGATATAGCCGTCATCAAAATCGTAATCAAATACAGCTTTATCATTGCCACCGCCTGAATGCTTTTCGGGTGGTTTTCCACAGCGATAAAAGTTTAAAATAGCCTCGACTGTTTCTTCGTTCATCGGGCAAGGTGTTCTGAATACAAGCTTCTGAATTTCTGCGAGTATTTCAGCCGATAGTGTATCATCAATTTGATTAGTAAGTATAAGCTCGAATTTAATCCACACTCTAAAGTCGGTGTTGATTTTATAATCTACACCCGACACGGTTATTGTATCGGGTGTTTTGTCACAAAGCAGATTCATTACTTTGTCGCCGGTTTAAGTGTCTTTTTGTAATGATTGTACTGCTTATGCTTTTTGCCTCTGTGATTGTTAATCGCATTTGCTTTACCCTTATACATATTGCCGAGTTTTGCTCCGAGGGCATTAACCGCCTTGATAACATCCTCATAAGCATTAAGGCAAGTTGTCAGATTTACTGATTCGCCAAATACCTTTTTAGCTGTGCTGTCACCGAAAACTTCATCAAAAAAGTTGAAAACAGCAGTACACTGAGCACGGATAAGCTCTGACTGGCGTTTGCCTTCGGGATGTAAATCGTCCATTGCTTTTGCGACATTATCGTGAGCGTGCTCGTAACGCTCCATAGCAAGCGCATCGGCAACATCAATGTCAGGTAAATTTACACCGTTAATAACCATATTTTATACCTCCGAAGTTTTTGCTGTAAATGTCTTTGTGGCTGTGTCAAAAGTACCCTCGACAGGATCTCCTTTTGCAAGGAAATTGCCACTGCAGCCCATTTCGCCGTCATCATTCGTAAAACTTGCCACCTCGACTGCAACACGGATTTTGCGTGCATGATATGCGGTCTTGTTACTGCCGCCTTCAACAGGCTGGTCAAGGTCAACGATAACATAATCTGTTTCGGCGTCTGCTCCCACAAGCTGTTTTTCGCCGATATTGATGATGTAATTGATAGCATCCTGCTCTCTGATCTGGTCAACCTCAAATGCCGTCGTCCAATCATAGCCGCTGATTGATTTTGTTGCAGATTTGTCGCAGACATACTTACGGCTCTTAGTCTGAGCCGCAGGTGACTCATCAAGAGTTTTTGCACCTACACCGAGGAGCGAAAAATTCGGCGACTTGTTTGTGCCGCCGCAGTCAAGGTAGTTTGCCTGCATTCTTCTCTGTCTGATTACTTCGCTCATTATTTTTTACCTCCAATTGTTTTTGTGTATTTAAGCTGGCACTGTATCTGATACCGTGCCGATTTTGTATCGTTGTCAATCGCATAACCCGATGATAACACTTTTACGGATAACGGTGTTAAACCTTCGGGCAGTTTTGGCAGTCTGCCGTTCAAGTTCTGCTCAGCAATCCATTCCTGCAATCTTTCATAAAATTCAAGATTTGCCATATTGATTGATTCATCAGGACTGTAATTTTCACGGCTTGCGAAGATAAAGAGGTACTGACATTTAGACGAGCCGTCAACATACTGCTCTAACACAGTTTTGCACGGCACAACCTCAATGCTGTACTGTTCGGGGTCTTCGCCGAGATAGTCAACATTAAGGTCATTATCAACCTCTAATACATCGCAATCGGCAAACCACCTAAACAATGATTTAATTATTGATTCGTCCATTATTTGCCTCCGCTTTTTTCTTTGGCGGTTTTGATGATGTCATCAAGGTGGTCTGCTTTCATTCGTTCAAACCAAAACTTGCCCCTTAGACCACCGCTTGCAGTGCCTTGTTTACCTTTGCCTGCATTTAGGTAGTAATTGGTATGTGCATATACAATATCGTACATTACCTCACCACTACCTATCTTTGTGCCACGGATACCGCTCTTGATAAGATTGCCGGTTTTAAAAGGTACATATGGAGTAGAACGGCGAAGGACTTCGCTGTCCACAATTTTTTGAACCTTGCCATTTGGCTCAAGACCACGGTCTTTAAGCATAGTTTCGGTAGTATTAAAAAGCAGTTTAATAATCATTTAACCACCAATTTAATGTGTTTTGAAAAGGCACTTGCCGACAGATTTTCGGTGACCTGCGTAATCTGCTGACCGCCTGCGTCAAGGATATCCTTAACAGTAATTACATCAAGGTCAACCAAGCCTTTTACAACATAATCTCCCTTTTTTAGGGAGTAGCAATTGTCACTTTCATCAAGCGGTAAAGACTTGTATGTTGACGGGTCAACATAGTGAGTAGTCTGCAAAACGCTGTCGGGGATACGGATAACATACTCATCAGATGCAGACACATTTTTGTCAGCAACAATAATTTGATCCCTACCGTGGTAATTAACTCCGTCCAAAACAGTTGCAAACCAAAAGGTTTCACGACCCTGCTTTTTAGAGCAAAACACGGTAATGCGTGTGTTGTTTGTGAGCATTATCTCACCCCCTGATATAAAAGACCTGTACCGCTTAACTCCTGCTTAATAGCCTTGTACATTGCTCTTTTTTCACGCTCTGCAAGCTCATCGGCGTTGTAGTCTTTGTATGTAACGCTGTAACCGTCCGTTGATTCGGACTTGATGCCTTGAGGGATATTTGCC